AAACGCAAACAAGATATGTTATGCTATTACAATCGGAAAGATTAGTCCATGGATGTTGTATCAAAGCGAAAGCGGTACACGTTTCTTAGATACTTTAAATCCAGATCATGTCAAAATGATTATTGATTATATCAATCCAGAACAATGGGCTATTAAATTTAAGCGTGATACTGAAGTGGTTAAACAAATCAAAGAGTTGTTAGATGCCGGCGGGTACTAGAGTTCGTATACCATGGAAAATAGGTGACACTATCCCTAGTTGGAATGAAACCTGTATATGGGCGATACAACAGTTTGGGTTGCCGGGTAACAAATTTGTTACTCGCACAACTGAAGATTATATGGATTTCTATTTTGTTGATGAAAAAGATGCAATTCATTTTGAATTAAGATGGGGATAAAGTGGCACAAGTTATGCTATTTGTTGATGCTATCACTACTATAAACATAGTCAGTGAATTAAAACAAATGGGTTGGAAGTTAGGGATAGATTTTGATTTTGCTTATCATAAACCAGAATATGATAACTTCACTTACAGTACTAACTTTGATCCTATAAGAGAACGTAGAGCAATTTTTACTTTTTATAATGATAGCAATGCTAGTTATTTTATGTTGAGGTGGGGATAATGAACTTAATTTTATCAGAAGGTACGGTGTACGGTGAGAAATATCATACTGTCCATCCTAGTCTCGACTGGGTAGTTTATAATGAGAATTCACGGTGGATGTGGAAGCACGTAGAAGACTGGTGTAAAGATACATACGGACCTACACCTATCGATGGTGTATGGACTCCTCACATGAGATGGTATATGAACAATAGTAAATTTTGGTTTCGTGATAAAAAAGATTTAGAATGGTTTGTATTAAAATGGGAATGAACATTGAACATGAAATTCTAGATAAACTAGCAAGTGATATGTCAAAGGAAATTGATTATGATGTACTTGTTAGCGTATTAAATTGGATAAGAGTGGAACTTCCTCCGTTTAATAGTCGCTATCACGCCGTTGATATTGCTGATTGGTGCGCTAATAATTGTATGGGTGAGTTTATGAATCATGGTGTTAAGTTTGCGTTTGAAGAATCTAAAGATGCTGAGTGGTTTATATTAAGATGGCGATAATGAAACCTAGTGGTAATTTTGTATCATTACCCGTAAGAGAAGACCAAATAGATTATGGGGTTATTGATCGTACCTATATGAGCCGCGGTAACAAAGTTCAATACGTATATGATTGTAAGGGTAAAAAAGAAGATCCAACTGTTATTGTAAAATGGTGTAGACGTAATTTCGGGGAAAGAGGTATGGGCTGGGACTTTCTTTTAACCTCAGGAAATGTTACAATAGTATTGTGGGATGATAAGTTTAAAACTATGTACGAATTGTGGAAAGTATAATATGGCCGATATAATGATTGACATTGAGAGTTTAGATACAGGGCCAGACTGTGTGATACTTACCATTGGTGCTGTATTGTTTGATCCTAAAGGTGTAGGCATTATTGAACAATTAGAATTACGTCCGACAATAGAAGACCAAACAGATTTGTTTAATAGAACTATCAACGAAGACACATTGCGTTGGTGGAGTACACAAAGTGAAGCCGCACGAGAAGAAGCATTGGGTGATAGAGATAGGGTGTCGTTTAAAGAATGTATGGATACATTATACAAGTGGTGCTGGAAGTATAACAATGGTAAGGTATGGAGTAACGGTGCAAGTTTTGACATTGTTGTAATGGAGAGTGCATGGAGAAATTTTAAACAGTTGCCTCCTTGGAACTTCTGGAATATAAGAGACACACGAACTATCTATGATATTACTGGTGTTAAACTTAAAGCAGACGGCCATGTAACAAGTCACAAAGCAGTAGAAGATGCAGAACGACAAGCTGTTGTAGTGCAACAAGCATATATGAAATTAATTAAAGCAGAATTAGTAACCCGATGAAATTTAATAGCGACATTGATATTGACTTTGGCAACAGAGACAACATCTTACAACATATCAAGCACATTCCGGCTGCGATGAGGAAAGTAACTCCTATGCGTAAACATTCAACTGGTATATATGTAACCGACATTCCATACGATGCTATTAACGAAATGTCTACACTTGATTATACTGTAGCAGAACAACGAGGTTATATTAAATTAGATTTTTTGAATGTTCACGTATACGATAAGATACGTGACGAAGAACATCTAATAAGTTTGATGCGTGACCCTGATTGGGCTAAGTTAAATGACAAAATTTTTGTTGAGAAGCTCATACACTTGAGCAATCACTATCAAAGTATGCGAAAGATGCCTGAACCTATTGATAGCATTCCTAGACTAGCAATGTTTCTAGCAGTTATTCGGCCTGCAAAAAAACATTTGATTGGGCTATCTTGGAAAGAAGTTGCAAGGACTGTTTGGGATAAAGATTCAGATGGGTATACATTTAAGAAGTCGCATAGTATTTCTTATGCACATTTGGTAGCAGTTCATATGAACTTACTTAGTGAATCAATTGATACGCTTGACCAGAGTAATTGATTTGCGCTTACTCTTGCGCTTTGCTAGCTCTAACATACTACATATTGGTCCGTGAACTACAGTAAGACTTTTATTGTTGAACGTTCTTAGATAGGGTCTAAACATAGACCAATCATCCTTTAAAAACATATTGATAGGTACTAAACGATTAGATTCCCACCACCAAACATCTCCTAACTCCAAGAATCTATCACGCAGGACCTGATCTATTATTGATCCGTAATCGTAGATAGTGGTAACTATATCATCCCTGTTCTGGACTATACCAACATAATCTTGTCCCGCATAGGAACAGACTGTGATAAATGGGTGATTTTGCGTTAGTTTGTTGAAGAATTCGTTTTGAATCATTGTTTTTGTTGTCTAAGGATATTTATCAGATTTGGTTAACCATTATATTATTTTTTAACTAAATATAGTAAAGGAGCCTTTTCGTGTACTCTACATCAGTAAATTACTTTATCCCACGACAAACTGTAGTTTTGTACTCGGGAGCATCCAACAGGAGATATCAAACCGTGTATTCTAAAAACCTAACAATTCATAAAGGAGTTGACAATAAACTTCAATTCCAATTTCTTAACCAAGAACAAAAGCCTGTCAACATCACGGGTAAGACACTAACCTGCAGACTTATGAGCTATGACGGTTCTGAGGTTTTATTGCAGAAAGCACTAACGCCTTTATTACCTCTGACTGGAATCGCTACACTTACGGTAACAATGAATGAGTCATTGGAAATGGACAGCGCACTGTGTTATTATTCACTATCTATACCGGACAATACTTTTGAATTTCCTGTATTTGTAGATGAAAACTCAGGTGGTAGGGGAGTCATCGATGTGGTCGATAGTACATTACCTAAATATATAAAATCAACTTTAATAGGATTAATGCCACACGAAGAACCTACTGTTGAGGCACCGGTGACATATTATAGTGAAACGCTTGTTAGTAAAGATACTGATAGTTATACAGTTCAAATTGGATATACTGGGTTCATAGGTATTGCTAAGATTCAGGGTTCAGTGTCCGGCTCAATAGGTGAGTGGTATGATATTGCTGAATCAGTTGAGTACGCCAATTATACTGACACTGATTATTACACTATTAATGGGTGTCATGTGTTCTTAAGAGTTCAATTTGCTAGTTCCGGTGGAACAATTGGTAAGATACTATTCAGATAATTGACCAAGGCTATTGCTTTCGTATGACAATTGTGTTATCATAACACAGATGTTTGATATACTCTCTTTAATTCCCGGTAAAAAGAAACAGACTACTAGTGGCTGGACTAGCTTTAATGCTATTTGTTGCAGTCATCGTGGTCATACTCCCGACCGTCGTGGTAGGGGAGGTATCAAATTTGAAGGTAGTACTAATTGGGTCATGCATTGTTTCAATTGTAACTTCAGTTGTAACTTTGTCTTAGGAAAAGTCATCAGTCCCAAAGCACGACAGTTTATGATCTGGTGCGGAGTAGACAGTGAACAAGTGCAAAGATGGAGTCTTGAAAGTTTACAACATAAAGACCTACTAGACTTCACTACAGAAAAAAAACGTGAGAACGTACTAAATTTTAAACATCGACCTTTACCTAAGGGTGAGATTTTAGATCCAACAAATCCAAGACACAAAATATATACGGATTATTTAAACAAACGTAAGATTGACCTTATTAAATATTCATTTACAGTTACACCTGATGATAAGTATCGTAATCAATATAGAATAGTTGTCCCGTATACATATCAAGGAAAAATAGTAGGTAATACCAGTAGATTCTTAGATGACAGAATTCCAAGATACCTTAACGATCAGCCTCAAGGATTTGTATTTAATTTAGACAAACAAGATAAAGACTGGCAAGTGTGTATTGTCACCGAAGGTATATTTGATGCACTATCAATTGATGGGCTGGCATTGATGCATGATGATATTAGTGCAGAACAAGCACAATTGATAGCCCAACTTAACCGTAGAGTTATTGTTGTACCTGATTTTGACAAGACCGGATTTAAACTTATAGACCGAGCATTAGAATTGGGCTACTCAGTTAGTTTACCTGATTGGGAGCCGGGCATCAAAGACGTTAACGATGCTGTTAAGAAGTATGGTAAATTGCCTACTTTACTTAGCATACTACAAAATGCTACAATGAGCAAAATAAAATTAGAATTACAAAGGAAGAAAATTGGCAAAGCAAACGGATTCTAAAAAACAGTTAGATTACACTGTTGATGTGCAAAGGTTATTTTTGCGCATGATGATTACCAACGCGGAGCTCTACACACGTGTTATGAATATTATGAACTCAGAGAACTTTGACCGTTCACTGAGACCAGTGGCAGAAATGTATAAAGAGCACACTGACAAATATAAAATATTACCGGACGCTACTCAAATTAAAGCAACAACTGGAATAGACATAGAGCCTATTCCTGAAATGACTGAGGGTCACTATGAATGGTTCTTTGATGAGTTTGAAGCATTCACTAAACGACAAGAACTAGAACGTGCTATTCTTAAGGCAGCTGACTTGCTTGAGAAAGGTGACTTCTCTCCCGTCGAAAAACTAATTAAAGATGCAGTGCAAATCAGTTTACAGAAAGACATGGGTACTGATTACTTTGCTGACCCTAAAGGTCGTATTAACAAGTATTTTAACAATGGTGGGCAAGTTTCAACTGGCTGGCCACAGATGGATCGTATCTTGTATGGTGGCATGAGTCGGGGCGAACTAAACATTTTTGCTGGTGGTTCTGGTTCAGGTAAATCATTGGTTATGATGAATTTGGCATTGAACTGGATTCAAACAGGAATGAGTGGTGTTTATATTACATTAGAACTTAGTGAAGAATTAACATCACTACGTACTGATGCGATGTTAACTAGTATGGGTACTAAAGAGATTCGCAAAGACATTGATACTACAGAACTGCGTGTTAAGATGGTTGGTAAGAAGTCTGGTAGGTATCGTGTCAAAGGATTACCTGCACAAAGTAATGTAAACGACATACGTGCTTATTTAAAAGAAGTACAAATTCAAACTGGCATCAGAATTGACTTTGTGATGGTTGACTACTTAGACTTGGTTATGCCAGTTTCTGTTAAAGTTAATCCTAACGATCAGTTTATCAAAGACAAGTATGTTGCAGAAGAATTACGCAATCTTTCAAAAGAGATGGGTATCTTGTTAGTAACTGCTAGTCAATTGAATCGTAGTGCGGTTGATGAAATTGAATTTGACCATAGTCACATTGCAGGTGGTATCAGTAAGATTAATACAGCAGATAACGTATTTGGTATTTTTACTAATCGTAGTATGCGTGAGCGCGGTAAGTATCAGATTCAATGTATGAAAAGTCGTAGTTCAACTGGTGTGGGTATGAAGATTGATTTAGAGTATAATGTTGAAACTATGCGTATTAGTGATGAGGGCGGGGAAGATGGTGAAGGCGTAACTAGCTATAGACCTAATAATCCGCAACCTAGCGCAAATAACATCATGAGCCAATTAAAAACTAGTTCTAATGTCATTTCTGACGAGGAATCTATGGGTGGAACTGACACTAATAAAGTAGTTGCAGATGTGCAAGGAAATAGGCTAAAAGCAATGTTGAGAGATGTTCGTAAGAATCTCCAATAATTAGATAAATACTTGTAGGATCTATACTTATATGCAAAGAAAAACTCGTAGCCTGTTGGAAGAATTAGAGGCTCTCGGTCAAAATCGTGACACTAAACATGTTATAGAAAGCCGAGCCCATAATATCATTACAAGTGCTATTAATCTATTAGAGATGATTAACAAACACTATGATTCCGAAAAAGCTCAAATTTTAGAGAGAAAGTTGCTAAGTGCTATAAAAGCACGTGACCAGGGTAGATTCTCAA